TCTTGCGGCGTACACCAGCACATATTTTTAGAGGATAGAAGCGCCGCGTTCATTCGTCCGCCACCTCGCTTCTTGTAACCTTTTTCGTTTTGCCCTCTGCGAAGGCTTTTACCGCCTTCGCCTTGCTGGTGAAAGCGTCCTTCGTTTCAATGCCGCACTTCGGGCAATATACGAAATATTCCTTGTTCTGCTTGTCCTCGTATACTCGCGCGTTACTGTTTTCGCCTTCACAAAACGGGCATTCCATAGGCGTTTCCGTGAAAAGTCGCTTTTCTTCCGGCGCGTCGTCCGTTTCCGACTTTTCGTCGGCGAATACGCGAACAACCGCCGCCACCTGCTCAAAGTCCAAATAAACGGGCTTGTTCTCCGTGATCCCTTCGATGTTGTAGCCCGTTACCTGTTGAAAGCCGTTTCGCGTAAGCGTGAATTTGTCGCACTTGATGGAAAATTCAACGCCGCTTTTCAGAATAACGCGTACCGTCATTTTAGGCATTGTCCGCCACCTCGCTTTCCTCGACAACCTCGCCCGTGTCCGGATCGACGTTCAAGGAACATTGTTCCGGTTCGGTGAATGTGAAGCGGTCGCGGGCTTCGCGCTCCCTGCGTTCCTTCTCGGAAAGGGAAAATTCGCATTCCCGCGTTAAGTCCTGCAAGCTCTCCACGAACTGCTGGTTGATAACGTCATAAGGCATAATCACCGCTTGAAGCAGGAAGCCCGCCTTCGCGACGATGTAGGGCGTTCCCTCCGCCGTGCGGCGTTCGTAAGGCTCCAGCACGTCCAGCACGTCAGCGACGGGCGAAAGATAGCGGCTTTCGATGAATACCAGCCCGCGCGTTGTACGGATCGGTTTCAAGGTTCGTCCGGAATAGATGATCGAAATTCCTTCCCGCTCGACGTGTCTTTCCGTTTCGTCGGTGTCCTCGAAGCTGATACCCGCCGGAACGCCCAGCGTTTTCACGAAGTAATTATCGCGGTCTTTCTCCGGAACGTCGAAGATCGTCAAAAGGCTTTCTTTGTCAAGCTGGGGAAGCCCGACAACCGGATAAACCGCCGATCCGTCGCCGATGTACTGCGTTAATATGTCGCCGTCGTCGCTGTACCGCTCGAAGATCGCAATATTCTTGTTCTTCTTGCAGATAGCGGCGATACTTTTAATCTTCATCTTCGCCGCCCTCCGTTTCCTCTGCGTTCGCGTCGTGCTGTTCCGTAATCGCCGGAAGGTCAATGCGCGGCGCACGATCCGCCAGCCGGATTTGACAACCGCAAATCGGGCAATCAACCGCCGAAAAGCGCGTCGGCGCGGCGGTAAGCATTTCAAGCGCCGAACGTGGTTCTTCCGCCGTGTAGATGTTTTCCCGCTCCGGTGTGAAGCGATAGCCGCAAACGCGGCATTCTGTCTTTTTCTTGCTGAACATATTGAATAGCTCCTTTCGTGTGATTTAATATTTACCGTAGACGCGGACGGCGGTTTTCCCGCTATGCGTCGCCGCCGATACGATAGCCGAAGGCATAAAGGAAACGCGCAAGAAGTCCCGCGCGGCGCGCTTCGTAAGCCGCCATGTAATCAACTTCGCGTTCGGCTCTTCTGCCGCCGTGTCGTCGATCGGATATTCGCAAATAAGCACGGTGTTTCCGAACGGGCGGCGCGCCGGACGCTCCTTCATAAACTCTTTGTTGCCTTCCTTGCACTTGATGATTTCAAGCGCCTTCGGGAACTGCCAGCCGCTTTTGTTGTCCTTCATTGTGTGTCCCTCCCTTAATCTGTGTACGGGCTTTCAAGCGTCCAGCCGAAGCAATCCGTACTTTTCCATTCCATTGTGAAGTGATTGCGCCGCCCGTCGCCCGTGAAGAAGCAGTATTCCGCCGGAAGCACCCGCCCGACGTTTTCTTCGCCGTCCCGCTCCGCGCGGTATCGCGTCAGCACGTCCGCCGCAAGAAGGGCGAATTCCTCTTTCACGGGATATTCGGGATCGTAGCCGCTGAACTGATAGGGCGCTTCGATAACCTCCAGCACCGTGTCGGGGAAGCGCGGATCGTCAACGCGGTTCAGAACGCACCATACAACCGCCGCTTGCTCCGTCGTAGAAGGAACGATCCCCGCTTCGCCGTAGATCAGCTTTGCAAGGGCTTCAACCTCCGCCGCGTTCGGCACATATTCCGCCACCGTCCCGCTCGAAGGAAGAAGAACGGCGGTCGGCTGGTGTACCTCTTCAAGCGTTCCGGCGGTCGTGTCCTTCGGCTTGTCCGCCGCACCGCTCCCGCTCCACGGCATAAGCGCCGCAAGAAGGGCGGCAACGGTCAGCAATGCAACCGTAAGGGCGACGCGACGGCGAAGCATTGCCCGCCGCCGTCGTTGTGCCTGTATCCGCCGGGGCTTATGTGCGCTGGCTGTCTGCTCGACTATGTAACCGCAAGGCACTTCGCAAATAAACTTCCCGTCCGCGTCTTGCAGGACGGCAAGCGCTCCGCGCGCCCGATCCGCCGTCATTGTTCCACCTCCGCCGCCGGAAGGGAAAGCCACCATTCCGGATTGTTCCGGAACTGCTCATTCGCGCAAGCGTCGCAATTCTCCGCCGTGCAGGAAGAGCAATAACGCTTCTGAAAAGCCGCGTCCCACGGCGCTTCAATGCAAGGAAGGGAACGAAGGAAGCCCGCCAGCGTGGGCTTGTCCTTCGTGATAGCGTCAAATACCGAAGTGAACTGCCGAACGTTCAAAACTTCGTCGCCGATAATGCACCCGTTCGCGATCCGCTCTTTGATGAACTCAACGCACGGCATTTCCTCCGAAACGTGAAGATCATTGAACCGCGCTTGCGCTTCGTCGAAGCTGTCGAAGGTAACGGCGTTTGCGACGGACGCTTCGCCGTCGTATTCCCATAAACGGATTTTGTATCGTGTTGTACTCATTCCGAATAGCTCCTTTCCCGCGTTACTCTTCAATGCCGATGTAAAGCACGTTTTCATCGGCGCGAAGCTCCGTGATCTTGCAATATGCGTATTTGTTCATTTCGTCGTGCGCGAAGTGCTTATACAAGCCCCTGTAAATGTCCCGCTTCTGATAGCCGCTTTCCCGAACGTAGATATACACGTTCGTAAATCCGCTAATTACGTAGCCGATCGTTTGAAGCGCCACGTTGTTTGCGATCCTCTTCATTTTCATATTGAATAGCTCCTTTCGTATTTCAGCAATTCGCGCCGCGTCGGTTTCCTCTGCGTCGGAAATTCTCTTGCACCGTCGCTTGTGCAAGATCGGCGCTGTACTTCGGGCGGGCGTAGCTGTCAAACTCTCCCGTATAGCCACGCTTCAACTCTTCGTAGATAGCGGCGGCGCTCCTTTTCAGACGGGCGGCAATGTCAACAACGCGTTCACCCTCTGCATACATTCTTTCGATCTCGCGGCGCTGTTCCAGCGTCAAATAACTGTATCCGTTCAATGTTTTAACCTCCTTCCGCCTGCCTTCGGATAAAAAAATAATGCAGGAAAAACCGTAACGGTTTCTTCTGCATTTAATGATACTCTCAACAAATTTGTCGAAAATGTAAAATTGGGATTGATTCTTTTTGCATTGCCTTGTATAATGGGATGGTACGCCAAACTTTTTGCTTTGGCCCGTCTGCAGAGGCGGAGAAATGAAACAACATATCACCAACCGAAGGGGAAGCTGACATGAAGAAACTTTTCGTCAAGAAGGATGTTCCGTGCATGGCATGTCTGGAGTGCGTCCGCGCCTGCTCGACCGCATTTTATAAAGAGTTCCATCAGGACAAGGCCTGCCTGAAGATCGTTGAGCGCAACGGCAAGGTCCGCCCGATGACCTGCGTCCAGTGCGGCAAGTGTGCTGCGGCCTGTGAGCACGGTGCGATCACCCAGAATCCGAAGACCGGCGTGTACATGGTCAATAAGAAGCTCTGCGTTGGCTGCGGCAAGTGCGTGGAGGCCTGCCCGTTCGGCGTGATGCTGCAGGTTGTCGGCGCGCCCGCCGCCTCGAAGTGCATCGCCTGCGGCATCTGTGTCAAGGCCTGCCCGATGGAGGTCCTCGAGATCCGCGAGAGCTGATTTCGGATATCCGGTCTTATCAGCTTATTCAGAATCCCAAAAAACTGCCGTGCCGTTTTCCGGGCATGGCAGTTTTTCGTGCTTTCGCCCGGAAATATGGTTGAGAATCCGGGACCGATATGATATGATAACCAAAGAACACCGAAATATTGATATGGAGGTTATGAATCACTATGGCAGAAACCAAAAAGATCCCGGAACGTGCTGAGCTTGCACAGCAGGACAAATGGGCGATCGAAGATATTTACGCAACCGATGAGCTTTGGGAAGCCGACCTCGAAAAGGCGAGGGGCTATATTCCCAAGATCGCTGCGTTCGCGGGCCATCTGGGCGAATCCGCACAGATGCTGCTTGCCTATGCGCAGATGGAGGAGGAGATCGAGGTCCTTGCGAGCGACCTCGCGAATTACGCCATGCGCCGCGCGGATGAGGATGTGCGCGTTGCCAA